ATTGGCGCTCGAGTTCGTGCCAGCAAAGCAACCGACCAGACCGTTTGGATGAGCGGCCTGATCACGGCGATTTCTGGCCTGGACATCACGTTCACGGCCGACAACAGCAACGGCTCCGGCACCCTTACAGCCTGGAACATCAACCTCGACGGTGAGCGCGGTGCGACTGGCTCTACCGGCGCGACTGGTGCTGATGGTGCCACGGGCGCGAGTGGTGGCTTCCCTAACCTGACGACGAGCGCACCTTCGACGCCTTCGTCCGGCACGATGACCTTGTTCCGCAAGATCATGGGATCAGGCAACGACCGGCCCGGCTGGATCGACAGCAACGCGATGAAGCGTTGGGTCCAGGAAAAGCTCGGCGGTCGCGCGTTCATGCAATGGTTCGTTCTGGCGAACAACACGACTGCACAGAACAACGGCTACTCTATCACGGCTGAGACCAACACGGCGGTTTCGGCTGGCAGTATTGCCACGACCAACGCACTGACCAAGATGTCGCGCCTCATCCACGACACGGTCACAACTTCGGGCGCAACTTGCGGCATCCGCGAGACGGGCGGCATGGTCTACATGACGCAAGGTTTCCTTGCGACATTCGTGTGGGGTTTCGCCGACGCGGCCACGGTTGCCAACTCCCGCTCCATCATCGGCTTCCACTCGGCAACCGGCGCCAACTTGCTCGGCAGTGCTGACCCGTCCAGCTTGACGCAGCTTGCAGCCTTTGGGCATGACAGCGGCGACACGGCTCTTCAGTTCATGTATAACGACGGCTCAGGCACTGCCACCAAAGTCGCGCTGACCGGCTTTGATCCGCAGTCCACGACCGAAGTCTACATCGGCACGATCCACGCTCCTCCGGGCGGCGGTTCGCTGCACTACCACATTCAGCGCATGTCGGACGGCACCGAGCTTTCCGGTACGGTCAGCACGAACCTGCCTTCCGCCGCGACCAAGCTCTCGGCCCGTATGCAGCGCGGCAATGGCAGCACGGCACTCGCAGTGACGATGGCTTCCATGGCAATCACAATTGAGAGGGAGCTCTACTAATGTCGTTCCTCGTCGAAGATGGCACTGGCCTTGCGGGCGCTACCAGCTACGGGAGCGTCACCGAGTTCGTGCTCTATTGGGCTGACCGTGGCAAGGACTACAGCGATACGGACGCCGAACTGATTGTGGCGGCACTGATCAACGCCACCGACTACATGGAGGTCCGTTTTGGCTCGAAGTTCAAAGGCCGCAAGGTCAGCGGCGAGCAGGGGCTTGCATGGCCCCGGCGCTACGTCACTGACCGCGAAGGTTACGAGATTGCTTATGACGCTGTTCCTTCACGCATCAAACGGGCATGTTTCGAATATGCCAAGCGTGCCCTTGATGCGGATCTGCTACCCGACCCGTCCGGCGACCCGAACGTCATCTCGGAAACGAAGACGGTAGGCCCAATCACCACAAGCAAGACTTATGCCGGTTCGGCAACCGGCACGAAGGTCAAGCCGTACCCCATGGCTGACGCCTTGGTTAATGAACTGACAATCCCAGAGAGCGGGTCGTTTCGATGAGCACCTTCGACTTTGACGCGGTCATCGCCGACGCGGTTGCCTCCATCAAGGAGTTCGGCCGCACTGTGACCGTGCGCAAGCTCGACAAGACACCCGTCACAGACCAGCCGTGGCGCGGTACGGCCACCCCGGCGCCCGTGGACGTGGAGGTCAGTGCCGTGTTCATTGGGCCCACCAAGGCCCTCCGCGACGACTTTGTGCAGGGGCTCGACGAGGTTGCCCTGGTGGCAGGCAACATGGACTTCACCGGCTACCACGAGCTCCTGGACGGAACCAAGGTGTGGCGCATAACGAAATTGCAGGTTATCAAGCCGGGTGACAAGATTGTGCTGACTTACCTGGGAATTAACCGATGAGCTTGACCTACGCTGAAGCGCGGGATGAAATGCTCAAGCAACTCACCGATGCGTGGGTCGCCCATGACAGCACGTTGCCCATGTTGTACGATGACCGGCCCGAGGACATCCCGGGCGATGGCACGGCTTGGGCACGCTGCCACATTCAGCACAACGCGGGCGACCAAGACACCCTCGCCGGACCCATTGGGAACAGGCTCTTCGGCCGTGATGGGCTCATCATGGTACAGATCTTCGCGCCCATAGGGAAGGGCTTGTCCAAGGCCGACGAATTGGCTAAGGTCGTCGCCGACGCCTTCGAAGGTCAGTCAACTCCCGGTGGCGTTTGGTTCCGCAAGGTGCGCTTGCGCGAAGTGGGACCGGACAAGGCTTGGTATCAAGTGAACGTCGTCGCAGAGTTCAACTACGTCGAAGCGAAATAGGAGGCCGCAATGGCATTCAAGGCAAAGATCGACTCCAACATTACTGGCCTCCGCTACGCTGAGGAAGCCACCCCGAAGGTGCTGCCCGGCTCGCCGGTCTGGTATCCTTTGGAGCCCAACAGCTACAAGGACTTCGGCGGTAACGTCAAAACGCAGGCCCGAACCCCGATCAGCTCCAACCGTCAGCGCAAGAAGGGCGTTGTGACGGACGTTGAAGCTCAGGGCGGTTTCGCCTCGGACGTCACGCAGATCAACCTCCAGGACATCATGCAAGGCTATATGTTCGCCGACTTCCGCCGCAAGGCCGAGACGTCGACGATCACCAGCGTTGCGGCAAGCGACAAGAGCTTCAACAAGACCGCCGCTCTGGCGTCGTATGTGGCAGGCACCCTCATCATGGGTGAAGGCTTCGGCGTCTCCGGCAACAACGGCCTCAAGCGGGTGGTTACGGCTGCCAGCGGCAAGACCATCGTCAACGAAACGCTGTACGACGAGACGCCTCCGGCCACGGCCAAGATCGTCGCGGTCGGCCGTCAGGCTACCTCGGGCGATGTCACCGTCGACGCTTCGGGCGACTTGCCTGCACTGAAGAGCACCACGCTCGACTTCACCACACTTGGCCTGATCCCGGGTGAGTGGCTGTTCGTCGGCGGTGATGCCACCATCACCAAGTTCGACACGGCTGCCAACAACGGCTTCAAGCGCATCAAGTCGGTTGCAGCCGACACCATCATCCTGGACAAGTCCGGCACCACGATGGTCACCGAGTCGGGCGGCACCAAGACCATCCGCCTGTTCTTCGGCCGCGTGCTCCGCAACGAGGACATCTCGCTCATCGTCAAGCGCACGTACCAGCTTGAGCGGACCCTCGGCTACCCGGACTTGGACAACCCGAACAACGTCCAGGCTGAATACCTGATCGGCGCCGTGCCGAACGAAATCACGTTCAACTTCGCCACGGCCGACAAGCTCACTGCCGACCTGACGTTCATTGCCGCTGAGCACGAACTGGCAGACAGCGACACCGGCGTCAAGTCGGGCAGCCGTCCGGCCATCGTCGAAGCAACCGGCTTCAACACTTCGAGCGACTTCTCCCGCCTGAAGATGAACGTGGTCGACGGCTCCAACGAAAACCCGCTGGCCTTGTTCGCCTACGTGACGGAAGCGAACCTGTCCATCAAAAACAACGTGTCGCCCAACAAAGTCATCGGCTCGATCGGCGCCGTTGACATGACCGCTGGTAACTTCGAAGTCACCGGCACCCTGACTGCCTACTTCAGCACCACGGCAGCCGTTCAGGCGGTGAAGGACAACGCCTCGGTGACCCTGGACATGATCCTGGCCAAGGACAACGCGGGCATCGTGTTCGACCTTCCGGTGATTACGCTCGGCGAAGGCCGCGCGAACATCGAGCAGGACCAAGCCGTCAAGCTCCCGTTGGGCTTCGACGGCGCCGTCGGCCCGAACGGATACACCCTGATGGTCATCTTCTTCGACTACCTGCCTGACGCTGCTCAGTAAGGTAGACCCGAAACGGAACGGAGGGCGGCACGGGTGCCCGCTCTCCTTTTCGTCTACACCTGCACCTAACCAACGGGAGTTCCCATGTCTGCATTCAACATCTTTAAGACCGACGAGAAGGCTGAACAGGAAGGCGTCTGGCAAGACTTCGGCACCTTCAAGGTTCGTGTCGCTCGTTCGGGCGGTGGCAACAAGCGGTTCCAAAAGATGATGGAAGCGCGGATGAAGCCCTACGGTCGCGCAATCCAGCTCGGCACCATGGAAGAAGACATCGCCCTGAACATCCTGGCCGACGTCTACTCCAAGACGGTGATCACCGGCTGGCAATGCAAGCGCGACGACAAGTGGGAAGACGTCGTCGAAGTCGCCCCTGGCACGTTCGAACCCTATTCGCCGGACGTTGCGAAGAAGGCGCTGATCGCCCTGCCGAACCTTCTCCTGGACATCCAGGCTCAGTCTTCCAATCTGGCCATGTACCGTGACACGGTACGGGGTGAAGAAGGAAAAAACTGACAGAGGTCTTGCTCTACAACCTTGAGCAAGGCCCTGATGAGGAAACCATAATCCGGCAAGCCATGCGGGAGCGACGGCCACTACCGCCGGAGATCGCTGACGCACCCGTGCTCGGCCCCGGCTTGGACCTGTACTATTGCGCCTTCTGGGACTTGATGACGTCACGGCCGATAGGCATGGCGCAAGGCCCGATCGGGTGGCAAGTCATCCATCAGTATGCTATGGCATACGAGTTCAGCGAAGAGCAGGCTGAGGACCTGCTCTACTTCGTCAGCTTGATGGATGCCACCTACATGGAATGGAGCCGCAAGAAGCACAAGGAATCCAAGACGTGAACCCGAAGCAGTTTGCCAAGCGCATCCAGGAGGTCGGCAAGAACGTGGTCGTCGTCAGCGATAAGCTGGTGGCGGAAACGGCTGGCCTCATTCTCACGGGTGTTGTAGTTGCAACTCCAGTCGACACGGGGCGGGCTCGTGGCAATTGGGTGGTCAGCGTTGGGCAGCCTGTCATCAATGCCATCAACGTCACAGACAAGACGGGTCGTGGCACCATTGTTCGCGGCAAGCAAGTGGCCATGGCCCGCGTCAGCGGGCAGACGATTTACATCTGCAATAACGTGCCTTACATTGGGCGCCTGAACGAGGGCTATTCTTCACAGGCTCCGGCTGGATTTGTGGAAACGCAAATCCAGGCGGCGGTCACCTACATACGCAACCGGCGGATCCTGTAACATGGCCCAGACAGAACGCTTGCAGATTGAGGTCAGCGAGAACGGTGCAAAGACCGTTAAGCGCAACATCGAGGGCATCGGCACGGCTGCCCAAAAGGCAGGCGGCGCGGTTGATGTTCTCAAGTCGGCGCTCGCTGGCCTGACCATTGCAGGCATCGTTAAGATCACCGACGAGTACGCCATTCTTACGAACCGGATCCGTGGTGTTACGGCCACCACGGGTCAGGCGTCGGCGGTCATGCAGGAGCTCTATGGCATTGCCACCCGTGCCCGCTCTGGTGTGCAGGGTGTGGCTGAGGCGTTCTTCACCATGGAGATCGCCCTGGCAAAGCAAGGCAAGACTCAGCGCGACGTGCTCAACATCACGGAGACCATCACCAAGGCGTTCGTCGCCTTCGGTGCCAGTAGCGAGGGTGCCGAGCGTGCCATCGTCCAGCTCGGTCAGGGCTTCTCCAAGGGCAAGTTGCAGACGCAAGACTACAAGGCGATCGCCGAACAGGTGCCCGGCTTTGCCGCATTGATCGCCAAGAACATTGAGATCCCCGGCTTCACAGCCGAGCAGGTGCAAGCCAAGTTCCTTGACCTCGTTGAAGCGGGCAAGGTTACGAGCGAGCGCATGGCCAAGGCGTTTGAGAAAATGCGTGGCGAGATCGACACCAAGTTCGGCACGTCGCTCAAAACGGTCGGTCAGGGCATCACCGTGTTCCGCGACCAGTTCGTCAAGGTTGCTGGCGAGGTTGCACAACAGACCGGCTTCACTGACGCCTTGTCTTCGGCCCTGCTCTACCTTGCACAGAACATGGATACCGTGGTCCGTGCGGCGGGCGCGGCTGCACTGGTGTTCGGCACCGGCCTTGGACTGGCAGCCGTGGTCAAGCTGTTCCAGCTTCTCGGAACGATTATGCTTGCTCACCCGCTCATCCGGCTGGCAACCATTGCGGCGGGTGCTCTGGCAGCGCTCACCACGTTCGGTGACAAAGTCGGCGTCGTCGGCACGCAATTCTCCACGGTGAGGGATGTTGCGAACGTCCTTTGGGAAGACATCAAGGCTGGATCGGCCAAGGCGTTCAAGGTCCTGTCCGACAACTCGTCTAACTCTGGTCGCATCGCCCGCTCTGCCTTGGGCGGCATCACAGACTTCCTGGTCAACTTGGGCAAGGCTGCCATCTTCGGCGCGTCAGTGCTCTACTCGGCATATGTGGCCGCAATCGAAACGATCATACAGAAGTTCAGCATCCTACCGAGCGCGTTCCTGGACATTGCCAAGCTGGCAGCCAACGGCTTCACCGACGTGATCGCCAACATGATCAACGCGGCGACCGGCTACCTTGCCAGCGGCCTGAACAACCTGATCGGCAAGCAAGTCTTCAGCGGAAGTCAGCTCGAAGGCTTGAAGTTGCAGGCGGGCACGGCGGGCGCCGAAGTCGGCACGGCGTTCACCGACAACTTCAACAAGAATATGCAGAAGGTCCAGGAAGGGCTGAAAACGGTCAGCGACTACTTCAAGGACGTTGGCAAACGGTCGGACGAACTGGCAGCCAAGCGCATTGAGAATGAGAAGAAGGTTGCGGATGCCCAAAAGGCAGCGGCGGCAACCATTGACCAAGCTCGACCGGACCAGCGTCCTGCGATTGACGGCAAGCTACAGGCACACTTGAACGACCTCCAGCGCGAGATCGATATCCTCAAGCTGGTGGGCGACCAGTACACCATCGGCAAGGAATTGATCGCTGCCTATAAGCTGAAGGGAGACGAGCTGAACGAGACCGAGCGCACTGCCATCACCAACAAGATCGCACTGAAGATCGAGCTCGAGCGTCAGCAGCAACTTGTCCAGGGTATCGTTGGACCGACCAACGACTACAACAACGCGATCAAGTCACTGTCCGCCGCATTGTCAGACGGGCGCATCAACCTGGAGCAGTACAACCGGGCGATGGCTGAGCAGGAGCTCGCCTTCCTTAAGACCAAGGAAGCCACCACGTTCGCCCAAGGCTTCACGCAGCAATTGCGCATCATGCAGCTTGAGACCCGCAACGCAACCGGGCAGATGGGCAAGGACTTCGCGCAGATCTTCGGCCCCGGTGGCTCCCTGTCCAAGGGCATCGGCGACGCGGTGGCGCAAGCCCTGGTGTTCGGCAAGAACTGGAAGGATGCCATCCGTGGCGTCGCTCAGCAGATCCTCGGTCAGCTCATCAGCGCCATCGTACAGACCGGCATCAACATGGCCCTCAACTTTGCCCTTGGGCAAACGCTCCAGGCGGCTGGCACGGCCTCAGGCGTGGCTCAGGCTGGTGTGCTGACGGCTGCCTATGCTCCAGCGGCTGCCACGGCGTCCATCGCAACGGGTGGTGCAGCGGCGGCGGCTGGCTCGGCTGGCATCAGCTCGGTTTTCAGCCTGCTCGCCTCCCTCTTGGGCGGCTTCTCGGATGGTGGTTACACGGGCGGCGCGGCCAAGAATGCCATTGCGGGCGTCGTCCACGGCCAAGAATACGTCATCAACGCCAACGCGACCAAGAAGTACCGCTCGACGCTGGAGTCGATCAACGCTGGCAAGGATCCGGCCGCACTGATCAGTCAGCCACCCGCCCAAGCGGTGAACCTGTCCATTCGCAACGAGATCCCGGACGCGGCATACGAAACCCGCATCCTGGACGAGAATGCGGTTGAGATCATCGCCCGGCGCATTGTGCGGCGCGAGTCGAGCGACGTGCTGGCCAGCGAGCTCCGCAACCCGAACAGCCGGGCGTCCAAGGCGATCAGCGGCAACACCACGGCAACCCGGAGGCGCTGATGCTCACGCTGCAACTCGTACCGGACCAGGACAACTATGCAGTCACCGAAGGCGAAGACATCATCGTCACCAAGGTGACGGGTGGCTTGCCGCGCCAACGGCGCGATCAGCTCAATGCTGTGGTCAAGGTAGAAATCCAGTGGTCGTTGAACCCTACCGACTACCAGTACCTCCGCGCCTTCTACAACTACTGCAACAAGGGCGCCGATCAGTTCTTCATGCAATTGATCCTGGAGTCACCGACGCTGCGAACCTACGTCTGCAACTTTGTGCCCGGCACGTGGAAGCTCTCAGCCATCAAGGGAACCCGCTACACGGTCCGCACGACTTTGCAGGTGCAGCCCAACGAGGACGGCTTGGATTATGCGGCCCTGGTGGCAGCCTATGAGCCTGAGCCGTATGTACCTCCGCCCGATCCGGTTGATTGGGGGACAGAATGAAGAAGCTGGCTCTCACACCGGACCAGGACAACTATGCGGTTGATGATGGTGCCAACACCATCTCCAACAAGCTGAACGGCGGCGCCTCACGCATTCGCAAGGACCTGCTCAACGCACCCTTGCGCGTGAACGTTCAGTGGACGTGCGACTTGGTTGAGTACGACTACCTCCGCACGTTCTACCGCACAACGCAGGACGGCAGTGAGCCGTTCCTCATGGACTTGCTGACCAACGCGGCCAACTTGACGCTTCACGTCTGTCGGTTCATCCCCAACACGTTCAAGCTCTCCGGCGTCAAGGGTGTGCAGCACCGGGTGACCGCGCAACTCGAAGTCATTCCGCAGGTGCCTGACGACGCACTGGACGAAGGTGTGGTGACGAGCTATGAGGCGTTCGGCATTGAAGGAAGCGAGTCGTATGCCTTGCTCGCAGAAATTGTGAACATCAACATGCCAGCGAACATCAAATGAGAGACCTGTCACCATACTTCGAACGGCAGTTCGACTGGAAGACGTACACCTGCTTCCACTTCACGCGTGACGTGTGGCTGGATGTCACGGGCGTCGACCTTGGGCAATACGTCCAGGCAGACCAGTCCATACGAGGCTGGAGCCGTCGGTTCTACACCGAGTTCCATAACGTGGTGGGCACCGTGATCCAGGAGATCAAGCGGCCCGTGGACCCGTGCCTTGTGCTCATGCGCAACAAGACCGCTCTGCCGCATTGCGGCGTCATGCTTGATGGGCTGGTGTTGCACTTGCCCAAAGGTGAAACCGTGGCGTATCAACCCTTGGAGGAGATCGTTGAAGCGAACAAGATCTTGTCCATCAACTATTTCAGGTGATCCATGGGTGGCGCACAAACCAAAACGCAAACGCAGGTTGAACAGACCGTTCCGCCAGCGACGCTCGATGCCTTGCGCGTCATTGCAGCCGCACCGAACCTGACCTACCAAGCGGCCACCGACGCGGTCAACGACATCCTTTCGACCTACTCCATTGTCATCACGGCGCAAGACATTGAAGCCTATCGCCTGTCGCAATATACCGGCTACTTCCTAAACAGCCGGACGAGCATTGTGCAGCTTGAAACCGTGGAGATCAGTCACTCCGCTTTCAGCAAGACCTACCGCATTGTCCGCAACGCCACCAAGGGCATCACGGCAATCATCGAAGGTGGTGGTACAGCGGTCTTCGACTACTACCCCATGAAGCTGAGCCCTCAGCACGCGCGCGATGACTTGGACCACGGCATCACGGTGACGTTCGGTGACCTCGGCGAAATCCTGCCCTTGGAGCTCGACCGTGTAATGAACGCACCGGGCGGCATGGAAGAGAAGCCGGTGGTGATCTACCGCGTGTATCGCAGCGATGATCTCACGTTCCCGCTGTACGGCCCGCTCAAGCTGGAAGTGGAAGCGTTCAGCTTCGACCGCTATGGCAGCACGTTCGAAGCCAAGGCACCGGCTGTGAACTACACCCGCACGGGTGAGATCTACTCGCTCACCCGGTTCCCAGGATTGCGAGGCTTCCTATGATCGACGTTGGCAAATACCTCGGGCGCGAGTTTCACTGGAAGAACTATAATTGTTGGGACTTCATCCGGGAGGTATGGATCGAGCACGCGGGCGTCGACCTTGGCAAGCGCACCCCGGAGTCTGTCACGGTGCAGGCATTCCGCAAGGCGTTCGAGGCGCAAGAGTTCGACGTGGACGGCGCCGTTGTGCGGCGGCTGGAGCACCCGATCGACCCTTGCCTAGTGCTGATGATCCGGCCTAATGTGCTCAACCATGTCGGGGTCTTTGTTCAGGGCCGAGTGTTGCATCTACTGCCGAAGCAACGGGTGCAGCTCCAAGACTTCAATATCGCCACTATGGGCTTCAGCGAGGTTCGGTTCTACACATGAGCAAGCGTCGCATCATCATCAGCGAAAATGCGCTGGAACCGGATGCCTATGAGATCCACGAGAACGTGCAATACGTCCGTGAGTTTCTCATGGACAAGTTCCCAACGTGGCCAAACACCGTTCACATCTACCATGAGCAGGTGGCGCAAGACCATGACGTGACGCCTTACGACGAAGCGAGCATCGAGCGGCTGGAGGAGCTTGAGGGTGACATCTTCGTCATCGTGTTCCCCGAAGGCCCTGCTCTACTCTTGGGCGCCCTGCTCGTCGTCGCCCTGGTGGCCGTTGTCGTCCTGCTCAAGCCCAAGGTGCCAGAGGTTGCCACGGCTGACGCGGCCCGCAACCAACAGAGCGCCTCGCCGAACAACGAGCTTGCAGCCCGTAGCAACAAGCCGCGCATCGGCGCACGCATCCCCGAGATCTATGGCACCGTGCGATCGATCCCGGACCTGATCTCGCAGACGTACACGTATTATGATGCGAACCGGAAAGTCGAAATCGCCTATATGTGCATCGGTCGCGGTTACTACAACGTGATCGACGTGCGCGATGCCGACACCCTGCTCGACTTCATCCCTGGCTCCGCCGCTCAGTTCTACTTGCCGAACCAATCGCCCCGTTCCGGCCATGCTGCATTCAAGCAGGTGGGCTCGTTCATCGACGACCCGCTGATGCGTGCCAAGCAACTTGAGCAGGTGGTCGGGCAAGAAATGCGTCCGCCCAACAGCGGCAGCGCGACCGGCGCATCCAACTTCAAGTTCCAGTACCCGGACCGCATCTACAACAACGTCGGCTATAACTTCAGCGATCGTTTCCAGGCTGGTGACGGCGTCACCATCACGGGTGCCACCTACTCCGGCGCAAGTGACGCGATCACGTCGAACAGCATCGCTCGCTATGTCTACAACGGCGGAACACCCTATGTCGAGTGGCAGTCGGGCGCACCGAATGCGATCTTGCAGGCGGGCGACAGCCTTGTCATCAGCAACTCGTCGACGACAGGTGTAAAGGATACCTTTACAACTTCGAACAGCTACACGGCGAAATTCACGTCGAGTGGACGCATCGACTTCAGTACCCGTGGCAGCCACCCGATCGAGGACGGCGACGACTACCGCACGGGTCAGTCGATCACGTTGACCG